CTGCGAGGTAGAACTGACCCTTCCCTTGGGAGCGGTCACAAGGTGACATTGCTGTGCAGTCTTGTTGGCTCCCGTAAACTGGTTGGGAAGGGTGTCGTTCTTGTGACATTTCTGTGATGGTCACATGACCCTTCCCTAACTGGTGGGAGCGTTTGCCACATAGCGTTTCTGCGATTAAGATTTGGCTCCCGTAAACTAATCGGGAAGGGTGTACTACGCCTGACATTCCTGTGTTGATTGACTGACCCTCCCCTAACTGGTGGGAGCGCACTAAGTGTGACATTGCTGTGCCATGACTTTGGCTCCCATAACTAATCATTTTTGTAAAACCGCGGCGTAAGTTTCCTCCACCTCTTCTGGTGTCCAAACATCTCGAACAGTATCTTTATCGGTATCAAGACGGGACTGAATTGCGGTCCAAAAATTATGTTGTTGCGTATGATGCTCAACTCTATTGCGTTCGAACTGGATTGCTTTCTCCAGATCTTCTTTCGTGGCATCTCCAAGCTTTACGCCTGTTTCTGGTAAACGGTATGTTTCAAACAGGTCTTTGGCATACGAACTGGCAACTTGTTTCCGTGACACGTTGGGCGTGGACATTTGACCTTTTTCGAGCACATGTTTCTTAAACAGGTGACGGTGTATTCCGGCCCGTGGTGCGGTATCCAAGTACGCGATTTTTTCAAGGTGACGGGCAGTTGCTTCTGTTCGTAAAGCACTGTCTGTCTTTAACATCTCAAGATAGTTACTTGCGGCTTCTGCTGAATTAGCGGCGTCGGCCCATGCTTTATCTACTGCTATACTTACTAAACTTGTTCTCTGGTTCATTGATCATTTCCCTTATATTTGATCCTTGTGTTCACACCTAAGTTGTAGATGCACTCACGTTTAAATTCTTCTAAAGCTTTGTGCATATATTTCATGTCAGCGATCTCTGGATTTTGAGGATCATGTAATTTGATAATGTCCTCCAATCGATCCACGACGTAATGCATACATACTCTGTCATCCATTATCTTGCTCCTCTATGTTGAAATGAACGCCGTAACTGTCTGGCGCTGTTTGATCCTCATCCCAAATGCGGTGTTCAGCAACGATGTGACGAGCTTCTTCTTCATTCTCAGCCTCTTCGTAAAACACGTTGGTCTGCACAACTTCAATACGATACTTTTTCATTCTTCATCCTCCAATAATCCAGTGCCGCTGCACCATTCACACTCCACACGTCTGGTATCCAAATACCCTACGTCTCTGTCAAAGTTCTGTGGTCTAGGATACTCAGCCTCATAGCATCCATCACCGTCACAGTCGGGACACTTAGTGGTTGATTGTGCCATTTTATAAAACACCTTATCAAAGATATCGCTCAACATAATCTGTATTGGATCTACTTTGTGCATTCTTTGCCCTTCCTTGAAAAATAAATACGTTCTGCCAGATCACACACTTGCTTAGTTACGTCTTCGCCGTCCCAAGTGGTTTCCATGTCCGTGTGTCCAAAGTCTTCGTTGTGATTGATCATTTCTAGAATTGCTTTTAATAGAGATGAAGCTTCGATGAGGAACGGCTCAATGCCGTTCTCTGTTTCAAACCACCCTTCAAGCTCAGGCATTTAATGAATCTCCACACTTACGGCAGTATTCATCTTCTCGATCAACACGATGCCCACCAAGTCCACCATTTGTGGCTTCATCGTAGACATAACCTTCCTCGACTACTTCCCAACCCAGATGTCCATCCATCTGCTCAACACCAAGCCAAAAGGCATCTAATTCACCTTGTGTTTTGAATTTGTAAGTTACGGCTTTGTCACCATCGTGATGCCCCCAACCCCATAAAATTGAAACCTTATGCATTTTCTTCTTCCCCCTCTTCGATTGGTTCCCAACACTCGTCATCACCGTTGACGTACCGACCTTCAAACATGCCGCCCTCGTCTTGGTAGTCGGCATCTACTTTGATGCCTAGCTCAACGAGATGGCTCCAAACCGGAATAGGTGGTGCCCATGCTGTCCAACAATTAAAAGCAAACTCTGCCTCGCAATCATCTTCAAGAGGGTCGCCAAGGTCTGTAAATCCCTCATCCATTATTTCGACGTTACATACGTCCCACTTTGTACCCCAGTTATCACACCGCCAATCAAACCATGCGGGAGTAGAACAACTCTTTCTACTAACTCTAGGTTTGACAAACGTATTAAAAGGCATTGGTTTGATTAACTGACAGAACACAGGGTTTGCTAGTTCAAGGTGTTCGTAAATCTCTTTGACGATTTCCCGTGGTCCGCGAATATGGACTTGTTGATAACAATGATTTGGCATTTGATACTCCTCATAAGTTGCCGTTCTTGGTATCTAGCAACTGTATGGGAGTATGTCAACCCCTAGTCAATAAATTATTTAATGGACTTCATCACTGGGACCATCTTTAAATATTTCTTCGCCTATTTCCATCCGCATTGCGGCATGACCCATTGCGCCCGCAATCGTTCCATAGACTGTCTGAGGGTCTTCAGATCCAAGCATCAATCTATAAAGAACCGCGGTCAACGCTCCGCTGATCACGGCTCCCGCTGAAAAATCTTTGCCGGATAATTCTTTTAAGGTATCTTCAGTAAGATTATAACTTAGATTAAAATCTTCGTGGTGTTCTGTTTTCATAATATCATTCTATGTTAAAATGTATAAATGAAAAAGCCCCAAACAAAAGTTTAGGGCCTAATCATTTTTTATGAGGTGTCCCATCCATAAGCGAGTTTATGGGACATGTCAAGCGACTTCACGATGTTTTTTGTATATTTCAAACATTAATCGTAATTGACCACTAATTGTACGCCCTTCAGCCTTAGAAATTGTTTTGATCTCCTGATATATCTCTATCGGAACCAAAACGCTCTTCCATTTTTCAGTATCCATAACAAATCCCCTCTGATTATGTAGGAACATATAAGATGTTATGGGAAATTGCAAGAAAAAAGCCGCGGTAATGGAGCTAACCGCGGCAGTTGGGAGACAGAAGCTGTGAAGCCTACCGAGCAGATCCCCAACTTGGACCTATCTCCACGTCGCATAAGTTGGGTACACTTAATGGTAGCGCATTTTCCATGATCTTGGCAATATTTTTAGCTTCTGCGACAGTTTTTACCGACATAGCTATCTCATCGTGTATTTGAATAAGGGGTAAATGACCGCTTTCATACAGATCTACCATGGCTTTTTTGGTCATATCGGCGGCTGAAGCTTGTATCAGGCGGTTCAATGCCTTGTAGGTGTAAGCCCTCTTCAACCTGACTGTATCACCATATGTTTTGACGGCATCTGCAAACCGCAAAGCTTTGTTCATGGCAAAACCATCTGGCTCCCAAAGCGGAAAACGGCACTTACGTCCAAGTAAGGAGCGTAACTCACCGTTGCTGTCCTTCTCGTTCAGTCTGTTCATCACGCCGTTCATCAAACCCTTAACAAACGGAACACGCGAGTGATACTGTTTGATTATGTCTTTGGCCTCATCTGTCTCAATGCCAAGCTGATCGGCTAGTTTTGCTACGCCCATGCCGTACATCATACCAAGGTTGATGGTCTTGGCCTGTTTACGAGGGATTTGAGCCATCTCTGCAACCATTGTATGGAAGTCAGTCTTTGGATCAGAGTTGTACATATCCACAAACTCTTCTGCACCGCGGAGCGGGCTGTTTCTATTCTTACCAAATACATGTGCATAGTGAACCAAGATCCGTGGTTCCTGTTGCGAGAAATCTATTGCGGCCCACTGGTCCCCTTCTTCGGGCAAGAACAAACCGCGGATCATCGGCCCTAACTCTGGGTCACGGGCGGGGATTTGCTGAAGGTTGGGGTTATTCATGGAGATTCGGCCTGAAACCGTACCGCCATCGTCTGACCTGATTTGGTTTATATGGGAGTGGATCCGACCATCGGATCGACAGTGCTTGAGTATTGTATTGATAAACGTGCCAGAGGTCTTGTTGAGGTTTCTTGCTTCAACGATTAGTTTGGGCAGTTCATGTATGTGGTCCGATAAATACGACTTGGTAAACGACGGGGCATCTTTTTCAGTCCTTGGATAAGTTAATTCTAGCTTATCAAAAGCCTTTGCTATAGACTGCGCCGCCCAGATTTCCACGTTCATGCCCGTAAGCTTCTTGATGTTTTGTAGAACAGCCTTCTCACGTTTGAGTAATTCGTCCCGTAATCGCTCTGCCTTGTCCAGATCAACACGAACGCCACGCCAAGTCATATCGATCAGGCATGGCAGTAGTCTGGTTTCTAGGTCCACGATATCCGACACACCTTCAGTAATTATTTTGCTTTGAAAGAAGCTGTATAATTCTAGAGTAATCTCTGCATCTGCTTGGGCGTAGGGGCCGACAAACATGGCGGGCATCTTGTACATCTCTGACTTCGGGTCCAGACCAAAGGCTTGTGCGGCCTCATTAAGTAGTTTCTCTGACTTGGTTTTATCCAGATAGTCAAAGGCTAGAGCGTTAAGGCTGTAGCTAAACCTGTTTTCGTCTAGCAGAGATCCGATCAGCATGGTGTCACATATCTTACCCTTGAGATCAAAACCCATACGTCTAATCCAACCCGCATCGTATTGTGCGTTGTGCATGATTTTGTCAGCGGGGCACTCGAATACTTTCTTGAGCCAACGGTTGACGATCTTCTCGTCTAGATTACCGCCGCCATTGTGGCGTATTGGTATGTATCCTGACCATGTGTCGGTGGCTACTGCATAGCCAACAACTTCACCGTCTCCAGTTGCCCATCCTGGTCCGTTTGATTTTATGTGCGGATCCCTTGTTTCCACGTCTATGGCAATTCGTTTGGCATCCGTAAGATCGGGTAGATCATGCGGAGGAACCCACTCACTTTTTGGGGCGAACATGTGCATTTGTAGGGGCATTACTTTTCTCCGCCAAGCGCAGCATACCCACAGATATCAACCCAACCGTCCATGTGGTTAGACTTCATCAGTCGAGCGCACTTCATTAAGATCATACAGACCGATACTTGCTCTACTGTTATCTCTGTTTTTAAAAAGACCGACCAGAGATCGGCTATGTCTTGGAAGTTTTCTTTAGCGTCGCCGTAGTCTTGCGCACGGTCACCGTTAATTAATGTTTCTGCTTGCCTCAATATTTCGTCACGTTTCATTATTTTTTTCCTCTGGGTAATATACTAGGTAGAAAGATTTACAGTGCGGACAACTGAGGTTTGTTTCCATTACATAATCCTCAGAATCTTCGCAGTCGTGATCTCCTCCCCATATTAGTTCAGTTTTACAGTGCCAACATTTCATAAATCATAACTCCTATGTGCATCTTCTGGTTCTACGATATACAAGTTTTTACGAGTTCGGGTCACGCCCACATAAAAAACTCTGTGCATATCGTCTGGGTTTATCTGCATCGCTGCGTCTGCGGCTGTAGATAAATCTGTGTAAAGCACGACATTGTCGGCCTCTCCGCCCTTCGATCCGTGGATCGTGGACACTGTTATACGGGGGATGCCATTGAACTTTTCTCCGCGTCGCAGCAAAGATGTAAGATAGGCTCTATCTTTATCGGGTATTTTATCCATGGCTTCTGACCAGATCATTTCTTCCTCGACTGCCAACCCGTGGTGGATCTGTAACTCAGCCAAGCTTACCATATCATTATCTTCAAGTGCGGGCAGCTTTTTAAATCCACGAGTAATCCGTTTACCTACGGACATAAAACTGTAGATGTTTCGGGCTGTCTTCCCTGTAATCAATTTACCTTTTTGCAGGTCGGTCCACCCGTTGACGGCGTCACTTATCTTTTCGCCAATGGACCGTGAGCCGCGATAGGTAAACAGGTATCCGTTTGAGCGTAGATCGGCAGACACGGGCTGTAGTTGGTATCCCGCTTGCGCTAATACAAGCCAACTTTCTTTAGACATGTCCAACTCATTTACATCTGTTATTCTAGAATATTTCCCTGTTTCAATTCTTGGCTCATATTTCTTTGGGTATCTGTTTTTTATTCGATTAGAGATACGTTCTGCTATGCCATGCACGACAGAGGGTATTCTATAGGACTTTGATAAGGTTTCTGAGGGGCCGTCGAGTTTTATGAAGTGATCTACATCTGCCCCCGCCCAACGGTAGATGGCTTGGTCATCGTCTCCCGCGCAATACATTCGGTTGGTCTTTTGCTCTATCAGGTGGGCTATGTCCCACTGTAATGGGGATAAGTCTTGGGCCTCATCTAAAAAGCATAGATCAAACGGAGGGCAGAATCGGTGCCCGTCATCCACAAAGCTTTGCAGCATGTCTGTGAAATCATACAGACCTAGAGCGGTTTTGTATTCGTGTAGGCTCTTGGCGACAAAGTTAACTGTATTCCAATCGTCCTCCAAGGAGCTATGGTTGTATTCATCTCGCAGATCATTCTTTTTTATACGAGCTAAGTTAATCAGGCTGATGATCGGGTCATGCTTGTTGAGTACGTCGGATATATCATCGTCTATTGATACGCTCCCTGATACAAGGTTAATGCCGATAGCCAAGCTTAACTCTTTGTAATTCTCAGGCTGCATGATCTGTTCGGGCTTTATGTCAGACAACGTAAGTGCAAGACTGTGCAAAGTCCTGAAGTAAAACAAATCCTTCTTTGGATCTAGCTTGAACCGTGCCGCTGCCCGTTCTTTGGCCTCAGTGGCTGCTTTACGAGTAAACGCCAAGAACGCAATACTCAAAGGTGGGGTGCCCTCTTCAAGAGCCTTGTCCACCATATTAAGCAGAGTCGTGGTTTTTCCCGTTCCCGGTGGTCCGAATATTCTGAACATTATTCTTTTCCCTGTTATATATCTGTGACACGCGCTGCTTAGAGATGTTAAACCACCTAGCTACCGCAGTTGCTGTCATATGCTGCTCATCTATCATGCGGACGATTTCTCTGTTTCTCGTCCTTTTAAACTCGTCTATCAAAATGGTGCCTCGTTTCCAAATTTTGGTGGATCTATTTCCATATCGCCACTTTCATAAGAAGGTATATGCCATACCCTGACGGATCGACCCTTGATCTTGAGGACCGTGGACTCGCCGTTAATGTCTCGTAGCCGTTGCGCTACCTTGTGGGATTTGTACTCAAAGAACTTATTCTTGCGTAAGAACGCCTCAAAGTCTTTCAGTCTGAAATAAGTTAACTTGGACTCGTCGTCTGTCCAAGGCTTGCGTAACAGGATCTCTTCTTTGTCTTGGGCGTTTTGTAGATAAGAACAGAACTCCTCAAGATAGTCATAGAACTGACCGCTGATACTGGCGTCTTGTGCCACCTCGACAATCGCGCTTTCGTTTTCTTTCATCTCCGTGAGCAGCGCACCGATGCGGGCTTCCCATTGCTGTTTTGCTACAGACCGCGGCATTATATTGAGTTGTTCCATACACGACTTTTGAAAGGCGGGTTGGCTCATCAGAGCTTCGGTATCTAATTCTAGTGGCTCTCCGTTTACATCTAGAAACCAGACGGGCGGGGAGGAGTTGTATTTGCGTAAGTTTGCAATGGGCACACCCGCAACCGCTGCACCTATCCCAAACTTCATGGTGCGGCAAAGGTCTTTGTTGCAGTGTGCATTTATCGGCGCGTCATTACACTTATAGGCATAGTCCTTGCGCTGAACCTGTTTGGCTACGACATTCACTTCGTTCAGAGGTAGCGGCGGTTCAAAATACTCCATGTTATACTTTAGTATTTCGTTTTCCCAACTGTCGGGGAAAGCTTTGCGTAAGAACACGCCGACGTTAAACAGCCCGTTGTTGCGACCACCCTCTGATATTTTCATCTTTGCCAAGATTTTCAGGCATGGAGGTCCACCGTTAAAGTCTCCAATATCCGCAGAGCTTTCAACCTGTATCTTTGTT